TAGATCCTTTTGGTAATATCTCTTTACATTGTATTCTATGTTTTGATTCGTCTCTCATATGTGGATCATAGTTTCTAAAATCAAATTCTAATTCACCACCTTGATATTCTGATCCATCTGTTAGCTGACAAGTCATAGATAGTTTTCTAATCTTACCATGATCGGGTGCGTTTTTATCTTTACGATCATAAGGTTTATCCCAACTATCACAGTGCCAATCGTAGTATTGATTTAGTTTATATTTTGTAAACTGACAAGACTCACTTCTGTCCCACTCAAAATTCCAACCAGCCATTGCATTTGCTTTATGCACATAAGGATGTAATTCTTTATATATCCAGGTATCGTTAAGCCATACTAAATCAGATTTTCTTTTTTTCTGTATATTCTTAACATCTTCTTTTGTTAATTCTTCTTTGTCATAACCACCAGTTCTAGCTAATACTTCTTTTTGTGAATTAGCATATTTTATAACTTCATCACAAAACCTAGGTGTAAGCACACCACTAAAATACCAGTAGTAATTAGATATATTCATAAGTTATTGTTTGTATAAAATTTAAATTATCCTTTTGATTATTAGTTAAATAATACATATTAGTTGATGGAAACATTATAAATTTATTGTTTTTTAATGGTATATCCCAAGACCTACCTTTACGTCTATTATCTTCATAGTGTATTCGAACCATACAATCCTTAACTTTAACACCATATAATAATGTAAAGTCGGGAGAGTTCCGCAAATCTACAGGATCTATATTTAATAAAGGAATTGTTGTCTCTTGAGGCTTATACATATTGCCCCACGTTTCTTTGTTAATTAATTGATAACTATATTCAAGATTAAAATGATCTCGAATATATGTATTTAACATATCAAATGTTTTTGAAAATGGAAAAGGTGAATCTGTAACTTGTGATTTTAAAATATCGTTTTGTAAATTATCTCGGTCAATGTCCCAATCTTTAGGCATTGCCACATCACCATAATATAATGCTATTTCAGATAATACTTTCTTTTGCATACCACATACCTTTTTAATTTATGCTTTTAAGTCTGTCAAGTCCCAGGACTGCCCTTCTTCATTCCAGAGATAATTCCAATCATGTGTATTAGCTTCATTCTGTGATTCTTGTTCTGCAGTCAAATCAGGTTTAGCTATGGGTGCATCCCATTGTGCAGTTGTAGTATTTTTCACCCAAGAAGCATGTGGTTTTTTAGGCCAAAAAATTTGATTATCTTCGTCCCAAGTATAACCTATACCTGCATAATTTCCTCTAAATGCTTTTGAGTTATCACCAGAGTTATGTGTATTGCCTGATGTATTGTAAGATGTTTGAATCCACATTTGTGCAGGCCAGTTGTTGTGGGTTTCTAACCACTGTTGACCTACTGTTTCATCTTCAACGCCATCAGCATTTAACATTTTATCATTGTCCATTGTAAGAACAGCGATAACTTTTCCGTTAGCTCCTAGTTTTGCAAAATGTGCCATAATGTTTCTCCTTATATATTAATTTTTATTATTCATCAAGCTTGGAATCTATACCTTATTATTACTAAACCTGAACCGCCAGCACCACCAGTTCCACTAGTGTGATAACCACCTCCACCACCACCTGTGTTATCTGTTCCATTAGTCATAGTGCTTCCTGGACCTCCACCAGTTCCACCGCCTCCAGCACCTCCGGCTCCACCACTGCTTACATTTGAAGAACCACCAGCACCTCCAGCTCTTTGGACTGGACTACTAGTAATACTTGAAGTTGCGCCTGCACCGCCTGCACCGCCTGTCGCTGATGGAGCAGGGGCTCCCCCTGCTGGAGAGGCAGAACCAACTGCAGCTGCTCCTCCACCACCGCCTCCTGCGGTATGTGTTGAAACTTGATAACTTCCATTTCCACCATTTTTACCTTGTGCTGGACTAACAGAAGGAGTATTTCCTGCTCCACCTGCTTCTGTATTAGTTGGAGAATTATATGCTCCTCCACCGCCACCTGATCCACCAGCTTGACCAACTGTGTAAGGTTGAGCGGATGAACCGTGATAACCACCACCACCTCCACCACCTGCAGATGTTATTGTTGAAAAAGTTGAAGGAGTACCACTATTACCTGCTGGATAAGGTGATCCTGTGCATACTGCTGCAGCTCCTCCTCCAACTGAAACTGAAATTGGTCCAGGAGAAAAAGGTCCTAAAGAAGCACAAGCAGCAACCAAAGGACTTGCTGACCAACAACCTGAAACGGCTGCAGTTTTAGATTCTCTATATCCTCCAGCTCCACCACCACCTCTAGATCCACCCCCACCACCAGCAATTACTAAATAATCTACTTTTGCTAAAGGTCCGGCTCCTGCACTTATGCAAAAAGTTCCAGGACCTGTGAAAGTATGAACTTTGAAATTAGTACATACTGTTGTAATTGAACCACCTGTTGCTGTTATATAGTCATTTACTAATCCTGTTTCTGTATCTTCTGCATTTTGAACATTGACCCAACCTTTTGTTGAATCAACATAAACAAATGTAGCTGCTTGACCATTAACACTTAAAACTGCATCTTCTGCAACTCCACCAATTTTTTCTGATCCATTAGGACTTATTGTAAAGTTGTGTGTATTAAAATTTCTAGCATAATCAGAAACTGCAACAATAGCTCCAGCGCTTCCTGCTGGTAAACTCATTGTTATTGGACTACTTGAATTTATAAAATATCCTTCGCCATCTGCTGCTGTAAAATTTCCTGTTTTAGGAGTTGTCTGCCAATTAACAGAACCTGATCTTCCAAAACCTGTTTGGGTTCCATTGTTCGTAATTGTTGCACCAGCAGGAATTGTAATAGTGTCACCACTATCTCCTAACTGAACTGTACCACAATTTGCTCTTGGACTAATTTTATTTACTTTTATTTCACTCATAATTATGCGTTTTTATACCTTATTATTACTATACCTGATCCTCCAGCTCTTCCTTTATAATTGTCAGTAGGACTACTAGGGGTAGTTGGTCCTGGACCTGCATTTCTAGCATCTCCACCGTCACCTGTGTTATCAGCTCCTGCACAACTTGGATCTGCTCCACTTGGATTGTATGAACTATAACTTCCCCCAGTTGAATATACAACAGGAGTTCCTGTAATACTTGTTGTTGCGCCAGTTCCGCCACTAGATGCTGAAGGGGGAGGACTACATCCTGGAGAAGTTGAACCTGCGCCTGTTGCTCCACCACCAGAACCACCTAAAGTCTGACTAGATGTACTTCCTGTTCCACCATTAGTGCCTTGAGCAGGACTTGTAGAAGGTGTGTTTCCTGTTCCACCTGGTCTTGCTGGTGATCCACCACCACCACCACCGCCAGAGCCACCTGGTTCACCTGGTTGTTGTCCTGTTGGTATTGCTGATGGTTGACCTCCAAAACCACCTCCTGCTGATGTTACTGTTGAAAAAGTTGAAACTCCTCCACTTGTTGCATTAGCACCCACTGGAACTGATCCACCACCTGTACCTCCTGCAGAACCGCCTCCACCAACTGTAATTGGAAAGTTTGTTGCTGTCACTGTAATTCTATTTCCTGGAGTTGGATAACCATCTAAAGGACTAGCTGTGTAAGGTGTTGCTGGATTTTTAACTTCTCTAAATCCACCAGCTCCGCCACCACCACCACCTTGAATGTGGTATCTATTTCCACCTGAACCACCTCCACCGCCTACTACCACATATGAAACTACATTGTGTGCTGCGCATACAGCTGTACGGCTAACAGCAAAAGTGCCAGGACCAGTAAATGTATGAATTCTGCAATTTCCAGAACAAGTTACTGTTCCACCCGTAGCAGTAATAAAATTACTAGCTCTTTCATTTGATGTTGAATCTTGAATATTAACCCAACCTTGTGTTGAATCTACAAATAAAAATGTTACTGATTGGCCTTCTGTATTTAAAGATACATTTGCGTTTATGCCACCAATTTTATCTGTACCATTTGGTACAACTGTTAAAGCGTTGTTTTGCCAAGTACCTGCATAATCAGCTACGGATACTATTGCTCCAGCAGAACCTGCTGGTAAATTCATATTAAAAGCGGAAGCTGTTGTGTTTGCAAAAAATCCATCTCCAGATACCGCAGTAAAAGTTGCAGTTTTAGGAGTTGTATCCCAGTCCACTGTACCTGTTCTACCGAATCCTGATTGTGATGCGCCTGATGCTAATGTAACTGTATCACCACTAGCGCCAATAGTAATTGTATTACTATTCTCGTTAATAATGTTAGCACCACATTGGTTTTGTATGTTGTTTACTTTAATTGTACTTGTCATAATTATTGAAATTTATACCTTATTATTACTATACCAGAACCACCTGCTCCGCCAGCACCATTTGGTTGAGTTCCGGCTCCACCACCGCCGCCAGTATTATCTGTTCCTGCTTGGCCTGCTGGGTCTCCAGAATCTCCTCCACCACCAAGACCACCAGTAGCGAATCCTGTAGCTGTAGGGGGAGTTCTTCCTGCTGCACCACCACCTGAAAAATATTGTACACAAACTGAACATTCTCCGTTACCTGATCCAAAACCAACTACACCAGCTCCAGCTCCACCATTACCACTAACTGACCCTTGTGTAGGTTGACCAACAGCTGCTGCACCACCACCTCCACTACCTTGGTGATCTGGAGAAGCAGGACCACAATTGTTCCCTCCACCATTGTTTCCTTGAGACGGAGTGACTGAAGGAGTATTACCTGATCCACCTGTGCTATTTGGATTACCACCACCTCCGCCACCACCAGAACCACCATTAGCTCCATTTTTATTACTATCTCCTGACGGTACACCAGCTCCACCGCCACCGCCTCCTGCAGATGTCACTGTTGAAAAACTTGAAGCTACTCCAGAAACTCCAACCATCGCTGGATTAGGACTACTTGCGGGTCCTGGTCCACCAGCGCCACCACCTCCAACTGCTATTGGAAAGCCTGTTGCCGTTACTGTAATTGCTGTTCCAGAAGGTGTTGGACTTCCATAACCATTTAAAGGTAATCCTGGTTTTCCAGATTGAGGGTTGTTTGGTGTAGTAGCAAAATATCTAAAACCACCAGCTCCACCACCACCTCCACTATTACCTGGGGTTGTTCCTGCACCTCCTCCACCAGCAACTACCAGATAATCTACAATATTATCTGATGCAGTGGATGCAACTGAATTTACCGTAAATGTGCCCGGACCTGTAAATGTATGAATTTTAAAATCACCACAATTGCTTTCAGTTCCACCTGTAGCACAAATAAAACCCTGACCAGAAAAAATTGATTCATCATCTTGTGTTGCTACCCATCCTTGAGATGCATCTACATAAACTAAAACAATGGAAGCACCAGCAGTTTTTATAACTACATCAGCGTCGTTAGCTCCATTAATAGGAGATCCATTTCTACCAATTGTTAAATTAGCTGTTGCAAAATTTCCGTTATAATCTTTTACCGCAACAATATTTCCAGCGCTTGGTGATGATGGTAATGTCATTGTCACTGCTCCTGAAGCTGCAGTGTCTACAAAATAACCTTCACCATTTGCTGCTGTAAAAGCAGTTGTTTTTTTAGTTGTCTGCCAATCAACAGTTCCTGTTCTACCAAAACCTGTTTGAGTAGCTCCACACGCTAAAGTTACAGCTGTGCCTGATCCACCTAAAGTTAAAGTTGAACCACTTTGTTTATCTATTGCATCTACTTCTATCTTTGACATTATACTATTACTAAAGTCCCTGTTACTGTTACAGTCCCTGGAAAAGTCACTGGACCTGCGAGAACCGCGTTCTCTATAGTTTGATCACCATCAATGGTACCTGCTTGATTTTTTATAAATTCATCTGGAGCTGTTTGACCTCCAATGTATTGGATTCCATTTATTATTGCCGTCATAATTCCTCCTACGAACTAATTGTGTCGATGTACGAAAGAACCACGTCTAAACTACTAGCTGTATCAGAGACTGCTTCTAACGTATCACCACTAGCTAAAACAATTTTTGCTCCACCTTGAATTAATTCAATAGCAGAGTTTGGTGGAATACTAACTCCTTTTGCTAAAAAGTAATCAGCTCCGCCTTTTTCAATTTTAACGTCAACAGCAATAGTTGATGTTAAAATATTACAACATCTAATACCAATTACTGCATCGTAATTACCACCTGCTAACAATGTAGTATCTGATGTTCCAATTGTTCTAACTAAAACGTTTCTAAAATCTTGTGCCATATTTTATCCTTATAATGCAACGGCCATTGCTAATGCAAAACCATTACTTGCTGCTCCTACTGGATTACCCGATGCATCGAGGTAAACCGTTTTTGCTGCAGGCATTGTTACAAATACATCTAATGTTCCGCCTGTAAAACTTATTTTAGATGTATTACCAGAAGAGTTGTTTATAACTTCAGTTCTTTCTAAAGTTGTAGAACCTGATAAAGTTCCTCTTCCAATCTCAAACGTGTTTGTGCCTTGTTCAAAAATGCAATAGTAAGTAGTGTTACCAACTCCAATACCACTTGAAAAAGTTACATTACCTTGTCCAGCTGCAATACCCGCGAGTGTGATATTACCTGTACCAGACGTTGTACTGTTTTCTTTTACTCTGTCATTTATAACCAAAGCCATTTTATTCTCCTATTA